GATTTTCCAGAGCAACGACTTGGTCAAATAGCAAAAGACATCAATCGAGCTTCGGGTAACGACGCCTACAAAGAATCCTTGCGACAAGGTTTGTTTTCCACGGTGCTTGGGTCAGTCATCTCGAAAACAAGAGCGGCTCCGACGCGAGATGGGAAGGCGGTCGTTGATTTTAGAAAACTGTATGACGTGTTATACGACACGCAAAAGACAAAAGATCTTCACGGTTTTGACAATTTTAAAGAAGGCGGCGTCCCGTTAGCGAAAGTCCTTGAAAACGCTGGTGTTTTGCCTGAAGCAGAAGCCAAGTCGCTCAAAGAATTTTTGCAGCGCGGAAAAAACTTACAAGAGGCTCTGGATGAGGGCGCAGACAACTTCATCGATTACAAAGACACAAGTGCGATGAAGGACTTCGTTGCACGCTTCGGTGGCGCACAAGCCGTGTCTGAGGTTGCTAAAATGCTGGGCCTCAGTCCGACAATCCAAACGACAGGTGCAGGTGCCAAGCTTGCTCAAAATCAATTTCTTAATTTACCGCAAATGGCTTTCAAAGATCTATTAATAGATATTTCGAAGCCCGGAGGCGCATCTGCTTTGTCTGATGCGCTACGTGCAGGCGCTAGTGAAAATCAACAAGTAGCCGGTTTAAGCCGCTTGCCCGGTTACATTGGGTCCCGCCTGCTGAGGGCACCAAGCTACTATGCTTCAATTGGCCTTCGACCAGAAGAGGAACCTACACCAGACCCGACTCCCGCAGCCCCCGTGGCACCCCCGATCGCTGGGCCAGCACCTGCGGCTATGGCACCACAAACTCCACCCGCAGCGGCACGACCGCCAGCGGCACCCGATCCGACGATCAGACAACGTTACGCAGCGTTGTATCCAAACGATCCAGTGTCTTCACTGATCGAGCAACAGGGCATAGCCGGCTTACCACAAGCCCCTAGATAAGCCAGCTACGCGCTTCTTCGCCCAGCACTTGTTGGGCGAGGTTTATCTTGCCTTTCAACGCTTGAATGATCTTTTCGTCTACAGTCTTAGGGCTGACCAGATCCACATACAGGACATGATGTTCCTGCCCGATCCGGTGTGCGCGGTCTTCTGACTGCAGCCGGATCTCAAGGTCGTACGAATTGTTGTAATACAGCACGTTAGTCGCGGCAGTAAGGGTCAGTCCATAGCCCCCGGTGCGTGGGTTAGCCACAAAGAAACGCGCCTCACTGTCCGGCTCTTGAAACTTGGCTACAATGTCGGCTCGCTCTTCAGCAGGCGTGGCACCGTAGAAAGTGACCACGGAACTTGGGCCATACGTGTCTTTGAGTGTTTGTTCGATGGCTTGTATATCGTACACGTAGGACGCCCAGATAATGACCTTGCCCATCATCTCACTGATCACTTCGAGCATTTCGTTCATGCGGTTGCTTGGCAGCGCCTGTATCTCACCATCGTCGGTGCGTAAGTGGCCACAACAGATCTCTTGCAGACGCATAATCTGTGTAAGCACGCTTTGGGTTGTGGATAACTCACCTTGATCCAGCATCGCCAGTGCGTATTGACGCATTTGCTCGTAGGCTTGCTTTTGTTCTTTTGTAAGCTCTACCGAACGCTGGGTGTAAATCTTGTCTGGCAGATCAAGGCAGTCCTCTTTCAGCACCCGGTGACTAAAGCGTTCGAGCCGTTCGTTAAGTTCTTCGAGATTCCTGTAGCCAACGATCTGTTGGAAGCTGCGTGCGCCAAACTTGCGTTGCTGCAGTTGTGCGTAGCGGCCTTGGAAAGCGTAGTAGCTATCGAAACCAAGCTCTTTTGAGCCTAGGAAACCACACTGAGAGAAGAGATCCATAGGATTCTTTGTGATGGGTGACCCTGTCAGAATGCGGCGGTACTTAGCTTTCTTGCCCAACGCGATAATGTTCTTAGTGCGCTGGGCTGCCCTGTTCTTGATCGACGTGCTTTCGTCCACGACCACAAAGCTGTCGGGGTTGTAATCTAGAAACTTACTAGCCACGTCTTTGCCCTTCTTTGTAGACAGGGCTTCGGTGTTCATTACAAAGATTCGAAGGACGCCCGAGGCTTTGCGCACAGCGACGTCGCGTAGCTCCGCTTTGAACTTCTGTGTCATGTTCGGCTGCCACAGTACAACCTTACGCTCTATGCGGTCAGGCAGGTGCTGCGGGATTTCTTTGTTTACCCAGTTTGCGTACACGCCTTTTGGTGCGATGATCAGAGCGGCTTCTACCTGTCCAGCTTCATACAGCGCGGCTAGGGTGTCGATTGCCACCTTTGTTTTACCTGTGCCCATTTCCATAAACAGGGCGTAGGCGTTGCGCTCCCACGATTTGTCGAAGGCTACTTTTTGGTGTTCGTATGGTTCAGTTTTGAATTGGTACATTAGATTTCTTTTTCGTTGACATACGGGACATTATAAGATTACTCTTGCTTTGGGAAGTGTCGAAAGGCGCTTATTTCAATAAAAACGACCGAGGACAACGAAATGGGTCTACTTGACGAGATGGAGGGTGACAGCAATAGCTCACTTGAAGTTCCAAACGATTCTGGCCTTGGCGCGGTTGCAAAACTAGCGCAAAAAATTATCGCGCAGGAGCAACACGTCAAACAACTAGAACTTGAACTAAAAGGTGCGAAAGCAACACTGTTAAAGATGACAGATGAAGATCTGCCGTCTGCAATGCAGGAACTCAACCTTTCTACGTTCAGTTTGCACGACGGGTCCAAAGTCACCATAAAGCCAACATACGGCGCACGCATCAGTAAAGACAACGAGGACAAAGCCTTTGAATGGCTACGTGCTCGTAATGAGGGTGATCTAATCAAGAACACCATCACCTGCCGGTTCAATAAAGAACAGGACAATGAAGCGTCTGCGTTGTTTCACGACCTTCAAAAGCGTCAGCTTCAGCCAGAACGCAAAGCGGAAATCCACAGCGCAACTCTACGCAGTTGGGCGAAGGGCCGCATTGAAGAAGGCAAAGAGATTGACATGGAGCTCTTTGGAGTGTGGGTTGGCCAACGTGCAGAAATCAAGAGAGGTTGATAATGGCTGGTAAAGAAGTAAGTGAAGAGAAGAACAAAGACGTCGCAGTTGTCGACGCTACGATGTTCGAAGCGGATGCCGGTGTTGGCATGCAGATGGATCAAGACGATTTGGCATTGCCATTTCTCAAGATCCTGTCCGGTAACGACGAGATCCTAGAGGTCATCGATGCGAAACCGGGTGACGTATACAACACGGTCACGGGCGCAATCTACAAAGGCAAAGAGGGCTGCAAAGTTATTCCTTGCCATTACGAGCGTCGGTTCCTGATGTGGGCACCAAGGGGCGCAGGCTCTGGGGCACCGCTGCAGAACTACGGTATCGAAGACGACCGCCCGGAAACCAAGCGTGACGAAAGCGACAACAAAGACTACGTGGTCGGTGGTGAGGGCGAGTACCTTGAAGAGACGCACCAGCACTATGTGGTGGTGTTGGAAGACGACGGCACGTTCAGCACGGCGCTGATACCCATGAAGTCCACACAACTCAAGAAGAGTCGTAAGTGGAACTCCATGATCGCGTCACGGACCATGCTCAATGCGAAGGGTGAGGCGTTTCAGCCGCCACGTTTTTCGCACGTGTACAAGATGTCCACCATCAAAGAAGAGAACTCCAAAGGCTCTTGGCATGGTTGGAACATCGAACTGGACGGTCAGGTTGAGGACGCGAACGTCTACCGTAGTGCTAAATCGTTCTATGAATCCATTCGTGGTGGAGAAGTAACGGTGAAGCACACTGCTGACGTTCAAGAACCAGAAGGGGCTGACCCCTTCTAACCGCAATAGGCAACCCGGTGTCTCAAGGCCCTGCATGTGCCGTTCTCAGCCGCAGGGCCGTCCGGGCCTTTGGAATAATAGATGATAGATAAGTTTTCAACGATATTCGATGGATTACGGCTGGCATACGGCACGTTCAAGATCGAGGATCGCAACAGTAAAGGCAAAGCCACCGGTAAAGCGATGATCGTCCGTGAAGAGCGGACGGAAGAAACGTGGCAAGCCCACCTTGATGGCACGCAGTCTGTCGGGATCATCCCGATCAACGAAGACAACATGTGCCGCTGGGGTTGTATCGACATAGACGAATACAACTTTGACCATACCGCACTGATCAACAAGCTCAAGAATCTCAAGCTGCCCCTAGTCGTCTGTAGAAGCAAATCTGGCGGCGCTCACGTCTTTTTGTTTACAACCGACTTCATACCCGCCAAAGACATGCAAGAGGTCTTAACGCGGCTCTCTGTCGGTCTGGGGTACGGTGGCAGCGAGATCTTCCCAAAACAGATCGCATTGAACTTAGATAGAGGCGACGTCGGCAACTTTTTGAACATGCCGTACTTCGACCATGAGAACAGCCTGCGCTATGCGTTCAACCCAGATAGCAGTGCTGCAACCATAGAAGAGTTCTTTGAACTGGTTGCTGAAAACGTTCAGACGCGCGAGCAGGCGCTCGCTCTGATCGTCGAGCAGGACAGTAGCCTGCCCGTACAGGACGGGCCGCCTTGTTTGCAGACGCTGTGTAAAGACGGGATTGGCGAAGGCGCACGCAACAATGGCTTGTTTAACATCGGGGTGTACCTACGCAAAGCTTTTCCAGATACGTGGGAATCAGAGATCCTGACGCACAACATGCAGTTCATCCACCCGCCACTACCGCTGGGTGAAGTCAACGCGGTCGCCAAGCAGCTACAGCGCAAAGACTACGCGTACAAATGCAAAGACGCCCCGATCAACTCGGTCTGTAACAAAGAACTGTGCATGACGCGAAAGTTCGGGATCGAGGCCGTGGTGTCAGGTGTACAGATCGCCAACCTACGCAAGTACAACTCTGTGCCACCGGTCTGGTTTCTGGATGTCGAGGGCAAGCCACTGGAGATGGGTACAGACGATCTGTTGAATCAGATGGCGTTCCAGCGGGCATGCGTCGAGCAACTCAACTTCTACCCACGCACCATGAAGAAAGACATGTGGGAGACACGCATCAACGCCCTGCTGACTGAGATGCAAGAGACAGACGGGTCGATCATCGAAGTGTCAGAAGACGTCAGCATCAACGGTATATTTAACGAGCACTTGGAAGAGTTTTGCACCGGGCACCAAGCGGCTGAAGAGAAAGAACAGATCCTGCTCAAGCGCCCTTGGACAGACGAAGAAAAGAACGAGACATACTTCCGGCTCAAAGATCTGGAAGGTCACCTGCTCAAAGCCAACTTCAAGCATTTCAAGACTCATCAGATTGCACAGCGCCTGCGAGATATCAACGGTGAAGCCACGCAGCTACGCATCCAAAGCAAGGTCGTGCGCCTCTGGAAGATCCCGGCGCATAAGGTTACAAAGACGGTCATACGTGACCCACGGTTCACGGCAGATGAAGAGGTTCCGTTTTAGCTATGCAGCGTATCTTCGGCCCGCCGGGCACAGGTAAGACAACCACACTGTTGAATCTAGTCGACAAGGCATTGGCTGATGGTGTACCGCCCACACAGATCGCGTTCTTTGCGTTCACACGCAAGGCCGCCACCGAAGCAAAAGAGCGGGCTGCCGCACGTTTCAACCTCGATCCAAAGACTGACTTGCCGTTCTTTCGAACCATCCACAGTCTGGCGTTTCATCTGACCGGACTGAAGTCAGAGCAGTTGATGACTGCGCAGCACTACCGTGAGGTTGAGCGCAAGATTGGGATCGCCCTTGTCAGCGGTGACGTCCCCATGTACGAGGTCGAAGAGGATCTGAGCAACAGCCTGCGCAAAGAGTCACCGATCTTACGGTTGATCACACTGTCCCGGCTCAAGAAGTCAGAGCTACAGACCGAGTACAATGCCAGTGATCTGGAATACACATGGCTTGAAGTGGACTACGCAGCACGGGCCTTGGCCCAATACAAGAAAGAGTTTGGGGTCTACGACTACACCGACATGCTGGAACTCTTCGCACGGTCTGCCCATGAGACGTGCCCGTCGTTCAAGCTATCCATGCTGGACGAAGCGCAGGATCTAAGCCCGCTGCAATGGGACATTGCCCACGCTATCGATGCAAAGTCTGAGCGCATGTATTGCGCAGGCGACGACGACCAAGCGATCTACAAGTGGTCTGGGGCCGACGTGGAGCATTTCATCAACCTGCCCGGCGGCAGCGAGGTGCTAGAGCAAAGCTTTCGCATCCCACGTCTTGTACATGAAGTGGCTGACCGGATCTCACGGCGCATCCGTAACCGGTTCCCGAAGTCGTATCTGCCCAAGACAGAAGAGGGCCGCATACAAAACATCTCGACCTTTGCAGAACTGGACATGGATCACGGCTCTTGGCTCTTCTTGTCACAGGCGGCGTACTTTCTAAACCCTGTGCGCGATCATCTCAAAAGCCAAGGGTATTTTTTCGAGATACAGGGGCGACAAAGCTTACGGCTCAAAGTTCGCGAAGCCCTCGAGGCATGGCGGACATTGCAGCGCGGCCAGCCGATCACATACGATCTGGCCAAGGTGCTGTACAGTTACATGACAGGCAACGGCGTGCGTGTTGCACGCGGTTACAAAAAGATTCTTGGGGAAGAAGACGATACGTTCACGTTCGAGGAGTTGCGGGACACCAACGGTTTGTTGGCAACGCTCGATATGTCGTGGAACGAGGCTCTGGATAAAGTACCGGGTGTTGACGTCGCGTACGTTAACGCACTGGTGCGCCGAGGCGAAGACCTCACAGCGCCTCCCCGTATCAAACTATCAACAATCCACGGCGCAAAAGGCGGTGAAGCAGATAACGTGGTGCTGTTTACAGATTTGACGGTCGCTGCAGAGCGATCAATGGACGCAGATCCAGACAGTATGCATCGCGTGTTCTACGTTGCGGTTACTCGCACAAAGAAGAACCTGTTCACCGTCCTGCCAGAAAACTTTTATCGGAGTTACCAGCTTTGAGTGACGAATACTTTGAAGTGATGAATGGCAACCAAAAAGAGAAAGTCTTTTACAAAGACATTCCAAACGGTACGGCAGGCATGTTACCGGACATGGTCAACTCGCCGCCGCATTACGCCGACTCCGAGATCGAGTGCATTGACGCGATGGTGGCTGCCTTCGGGCGTGACGCCGTCAACACTTACTGTCGCCTTGCTGCGTTCAAATACAACTGGCGTGCAGGCAAGAAGTTCGATGCAGAAGAGGATCTGAACAAAGCTATCTGGTACTTGCGCTTCGCTAAGGGTGATGACCCAAGGAGCTAACATGGAAAAAGAAACGCGCTTGCAGTTTCCGCTGTTCACCCCGAACGCGGAATGGACTGCACCGTTCGAACTTAAAGACCTGACGGGTGCCAAAGAGATCGCTATCGACCTCGAGACACGCGATCCACACCTCAAAGAATACGGCCCCGGCTGGCCTCGCAAAGACGGTGACGTCGTAGGCATTGCAGTCGCAACCGAAGGTTGGGAAGCCTACTATCCCATCGCGCACCTTGGCGGTGGCAACCTCGACAAGAACGTCGTGCTGCGCTGGCTGAAGAAGCAGTTATCCACAGACTGTCCCAAGATCATGCACAACGCCCCATACGACTTGGGCTGGCTCAAAGCTTTGGACATCCCGGTCAACGGCCCGATCATCGACACCATGATTATGGCGGCGCTGCTGGACGAAAACCGATACAGCTACAGTCTCAACGCCCTGTCCTACGACTATCTGGGCGAAGCCAAGTCAGAGAAGCTCCTGACCCAAGCGGCAGTCGACTTTGGTGTCGATCCAAAAGCCGAGCTCTGGAAGCTGCCAAGCCAGTTTGTCGGGCCCTATGCCGAGATGGACGCACGGTTAGCCTTTGATTTGTATAAGTTTTTTAAGCTAGAGATCGCCAAGCAAGACCTCAACACGGTCTGGGATCTCGAAACGCGGCTCACGCCTTGCCTGATCGACATGACCTTCCGGGGTATCCGGGTCGACATGGATCGCTGCGAGCGGACAAAGCAGGCGCTGATCAAGCGCGAGAAAGCGGTGCTGAAGAAGATCGAAGCACAGGCCGGGGGCGAGGTAGAGATCTGGGCCGCGTCGTCACTTGCGAAAGCGTTCGACAAGCTGAATATCAAATACCCACGTACAGCGACCGGGCAGCCGTCGTTCACCAAGTCGTTTTTGAGTGACAACCCACACGAGTTTGCAAAGATGGTCGTAGAAGCCCGCAACCTCAACA